TTTTACCGTCAAGGAAAGATACTTCTCTAGGAATATCTTTAATAACTTCAGAATTTGCATTCTCTTCTGTAGATAGCATTGCATATAATGGAGAACTTACAAGCTTTTGGAAACCTTCATCTTTTGAAGCAATTTCATTTACTTTATTAATAGCAGCTTGTTTTTGTTCATCTGTAGTATTAGGGTCAGCATTTACTGCATGCATTTCACCAATAGCAGTATAGAGTTCATTATTATAATCTGCTAAATCTTTTACAGCACCTGTACTCACTTCTACTTGAAATTGTTCATATGCATCTTTTAATGCAGTATAAGCTTCTACTTCTTCTGTAGATAATTTATCTGGATTCTCTAAAGCTTTACGTGCATTAGCATAACCTTGATAAAGAGCATGGATAGTTTGTGTATAATTCTCTTTTCCATGACTATCAATTACTTCTTTTAATACAGAACTAGAGTTAGCTAAATTATCAATAGCACTCTTATAAGCGGAACCAAGATTAGATTCATCAAAGTCTTTTCCAAGTACACCTTTTTGACCAGCAACAGTATTACCATCTTCATCTTTATAAGATGATGTACCAAATAGAGATTGGTTCTCTTTAGCTTCAGCCTCTACCTGTTTAGCTTGCATCTTAGCAGTAGATTTTTCAGCAGATTGTGCAATTTTATTTCCAGCAACTTTTGCTAATTTTTTAGCACCAGCTCCAATAAGTTCAGGACTATTAGTAAGAGTGGTTGTAGCACCTCCAGTAATTGCACCATATAAACCGGATGACAATACATCTCGTGATTCATCAACAGCTTTGTAACCTAATGCATTATTGATAGCTAGATTAGAATATAGTTTAGATGAGGCTTCTTCACCAAACTCTTGTGCAGCATTTGAACCAACAGAAATACCAAATGATTTAGCACGTTCTTTAATCGTTGCTAAAGATTTACCTTTGAATAATCTATCAAATAGTTTACGTTCAGCATTAGAGAATGCAGCACCTAGAGTAGCAGAAGAGAAGAATGAACGAAGCATAGCTTCTTCACCAGCTCTATTTGCTAGTACTTGTTTAGCATCATCTACAGTGATATCAGGATTCTCTTTCTGTAAATCTTTAAAGCCTTTAGATTCTTTAAATGATCTATCGTCTTGGTTCAAGATAAATGAAGCTGCATCACTATAAGCAGGTACAGCGTTTTGAGCACCAGAACTTACAGTTTCCCAACCAGTAATAATTTTACCGGAATGTTTTTGAGACTTACGTGTAAACACTGCATCAATATTTTTCTTTGCTGCTTCCTGAGCTTTAGCAAATTCTGGAGTAGCTCTAATAGCATCTTCAGTAAGTTCAGTTTTAGCTTTTTGTTCAGCAACATAACGAGCTTCTTCCTTAGCAAGATTAGATTTAATCTTATCTTTTGCTAAAGCTTTTGTTACAGCTTTAACACCTGAGGTAATACCTTTTGCTACACCAAGAGTCGCAATAGTACTTGGAACTTCTTGAGCAATTTCTTTAGTAACTTGGTAACCATCAGATAATACATCTTTAACCTTAGATAATTCTCTACCAATAGTATCTTGATTAACTTCTGAACCACGAAGACCATTAATTTTCTGTTGAGCAATTTTTTTATCATATTCCCAATCAGTAAGTTCTTGTCTTGCAGCAGTAGCTTCATCAGATAAACGTGCAGAAGTATTTCTATATTCATCGCTAAGATTATTTAATTTATTAGATAAACCTTCTGTAATAGCTTTAGTCTTCTCATTTTCAGATGAACCAGTAAGAGATTTAGCAGTGTAATTAGCCCAGTCTAATAAAGCAGCTTCTTCACCTGCTGCACCTAAACCAACAGAGGCTAAGTTACCGAATACAGAAGCAGCACTATCACTATATAAACCAGTTTTAGCTAATTGATTTGCAGCATAACCTTGTTGGCTCAAGATATAATCTCTAAGTTCTGGTTTACCTGCATATAGTTCAATAACTTCGTTTCGGCTAAGATTATGAATAGCATTCTCTAAATCTTCATCAAAGAAACTAACTTTATTTAATGGGTCAGATTTAGAAACAATATGATTCTGAATACGTTCTAAACTATCTTTGTTTTTAATTTCAGTTTGAATCTGTCTATTCTGATTAACCTGATTTTCATCTGCACCAGACGCAATAAGAAGCTCATCACGCTTCTGAGCATCTTGAGCTAACTTATCCCCTAAGATAGCTTTATTTCTTTCTGTAGCTTCTTCTAAGGATGATTTACGTTGCTCATATGCAGTAGGTGCTGTTGGAGTAATAGCTCTTTGTTTTGCAATACCAATATTTGTCCAAGAATTACTATCAAATTGAACAGGCTCATAAGCCTGTTCTCTTTCATCAATCGCATCTGACGTATCAGTAATGCTCCCCATATTATTCCAGTTAATAAATCCAGCCATAAGCTTCTCCATTAATTAATAGATTTGAGTTTAGATTCAAGGTCTGAAGTTAGTAAATCTTTATCTTTCAGTTCTTTACGTAATCTATCTGCTTCTTTCTTTAATGTAGCAGTATTTACTTTACTTTGAATCAATGTTTTAAGTTTTTCCGCAGGTAATTCTAACAGAGTATTTCGGATTTTATCTAACTCTTTTTCATCTAAATCAGTAGGAACTTTATTACCTAAAGCCACATAAGCTTTAATTTGAGTAGCAGTATCTAAAGTACCCTCTTCCAATAAAGCTTTTAATGTATCTGCAGGGAATCTTTCTGCAGCATCATTGATAGCAGTATTAGTTTCAGCAATATCAGCTTTCTGTTTTAAGTCTTCTACTGCTTGTTTAGCTTTAACTTCAGAATCTACTTTACGACTAATAGCATGTTTGGATTCTACATACTCTTTACCATAAGCATTTCTATCAGAAGCATCTACAGAAGCTGCTTGTCCAATAGGAATTATCATATCTAATCCACTAACTTTATTATCATTTACTTTCTTAACATCTTCTACTTGACGGCGAAGTTCTTGAAGAAGTGAAGGGTCTTTATCTACATTTCGAATTAAATCATCAATAGCACCATATTCATCATTTTCAAATGGATTAAGTATACCGTTAGCTTCACGAGTACCATTTGATGTAACACTGTTGATAATACGCATTACTTCTTTTGGTTCAAATCTATCTAAAAGTTTAACTGCACGTTCTTGTAAATCATTACCATCAAACCAACCTTGTTTAGCATATTTATCTTGTTTAAGAGCTTCAATAACATCGTCTTGAGTTTGATATTTAGCATCATCTTTTGAATACTCACTATCAGTTAGAGCATACTTAAGAATATTTCTTGCTGGGTCAATGTCGTTTGGATTATTAGTATGCTTGATACCAAAAATATCATTTAAAGCTACTTGGTGTTCTTGGTTAAGGGCTTCTTTACGTGAAGCCATTTTTCTTTTCCAATCTGCTAAACCTACTTGAGTTGTTGGAAGTGTAACAGGTTGAATATTACTACCAGTTTGTTTATTGAAAGCTTTAATACTATCATTAAGATGAGCTTCTAATAATGCTAGATTTTTCTTACCATCTGCAGAATTTATATCAATATCGCCATTAATTAACTTATTATATGTAGGCTGTAATGCTGGAGGAATAGTACTTCCAGTACGTTCAGCAAAGCCAGCATCAGCAAGATTATCTTTAAACTCATCTTCTGACTTTGGTTTATTAGATTGTGCTTTAGGGTTTGTAGCTATTTGAGCTGCACGTTCTGCAACACTTGTTACACTATTAGGAACTTCTTGGTTCAAGGCTTGTTGAGCTGATACAGCTTCTTGAGTAGGTTCTACGGAAGCTGTTGGTTTAGTTGAACCAGAACCAGTAGATGGAGCAATATCAGTAGGGAGCTTTGGTGCATACTTACCCCCATTAACAATTTTACTTGAACCAAACATATCAAGTTGAGATTGTAATAGATTAGTAGTTTGACCTAATGCTTCAACATTACCTAGTAATTTAAGATAAGTAGGGTCTTTCGCTAAAAGAGCTTTTGATACTTCAGTTTTACCATTATTAGCAAAAAAATCATTTTCATATTTTTGAGCTTCGGCTTGTGCTTTTTGGAACTCAAGTTGTGAATTAGCAAACTTACCGGCAGTATCTGCATACTTGAGATTAAAATCTTTATTATTCTCTTGAGCTTTGTAGATACTATTTACTAAATCAGATTTTTGTTTATTACTGAAGTTACTACTATTTAGCTTAGCTTGAGCACCTTCAACATTACCAGTAAGAATATCATTCTGAATCTCAGACATAAGTGCTTTTTGTTCTGGTGAATAGTCTAATAAACTATCTTTAGCAGAAGCACGTTTTTCTGTATCTGTTGCCCATGTAGCTTTTGCTTCATTTAATGCAGCTAAATCTACTTGACCACCAAATTGATTAAGAGCATTTTGAGCATTACCAATTCCTTGTGCTTGTAATTGGTTCATTGCATCTAAACTATCTGCATCATGCATTTTGCTAATAATTTGTTGTGTATTCTGGTTACGATTCCATTTTGCAGTTTCATCAGAACGTTTTTGTAATTTGTCAGTAAAGTCTTCTACATTTGAACCAATACCAAAAAGGGTTCTAACATAATTATTTACTGCACTATTTGCATTAGATACTGCACCATTAAGGGCAGAACCATCTACGTTTGACCATTTAATTTCAGCCATACTAACCTCTATTATTTAAATAATTAGCCCATCCACCAAGTTGAGCTTCTCTACCACGAACGTTTGCATAAACTTCGTTAGCTTTATTACGCCATAAATTAGCAAATTCAGTAGCACTCATATTAGCTCTACCACCATTGGCTTCAATAACATTTTTATTAATCCAAGCTACATCTTTATTCTTCCATTGGGAAGTTTTCTTTAAAGCTTCTGCAGCAGACAAGTTAGGATTTTTTAATAGAGCTGTTGCTCCACCTAAACCTTGTTGATGGAATAAATATGCGTTACCTACATCAAATGTAATACCTTGTTTACGGGCATATGCCTCATTTGCTTTATATAATTTTAAAGCTTCACGAGTATTATATTCTGGGTCAGCCCATTTACTATGCTGAGATTTACTGATTTGATGTAAACCACCATAAGCACTATTTGCTGCATTAGGGTCAAATTTAGACTCAATGTAAGTCATAGATAATAAAGTATTAGGGTCTACACCTTGAGCTTGTGCTTCTTTAACAATCATTGGAGCATACTTATTAAAGTTTTCTCCATAGAGTGCAGAATATTTACCTTTGTTTGGAGTACCTGCTACTACATTAGAAATAGATGATGCTATAGATGAAGGTGATACTTCTTGTGTAGGACGGGATAATACATCTTGTTTATTTGATGCAAGAGCACCTAATGCACTTGTTTGTTCTGTTGGTTCAATATCTAATGCAGATAAGGCAGCATTATTCTTTGCTGTATAATATTCTTCGGGGGTAACAAATCTACCCCCAAAACCTTGTGTAATATCTATTTGTTGTGGAGCGAGTTGTTTAGACTGAGCTAAAGCTGTTTCCATAACTGAACCAAATCCACCCTCAATAGGTTTCCACTCGATTGCCATTAGTAAGTTTCCTCTGCTTTTCTTGCATCGTATTCACGACCTAATGTACGTTTAGCTGAACCAGACATACCCACAAAACCTCTACCAGATTGTTGGTTTCTAAGGCTGTTATTAAACGATTTAGCTTGCATTTTATAGTTAGCTCGTTGTAAAGCTTTCTGTTCTTCAAATGCTTGTTGAGCAAGCTTAGTTTGTTTATGTTGTTGATATGCACCCCATAAACCTAAACCTAAATTAGCACCAAAACCAGCCCATTGTAATCCAGTACCACCCATAAATGTTTTGTTACCAAATTGGTCAGTACCTGTACCACCAAATAGTCCACCACCAGTAGTACCATTACCATTCATAGCTGCTTGTACTTGAGAACGTGCATTCATGTCACCAGCTTTAATTACATTACCATTATTCAAGGAAAACGTACCATTTTGGAATAATTGATTTTGTAGTTGAGGATTAGCTTTTAAATAATTTACTTCATCAGCAGACCATCCATACTTACTTTGTAAATCATTAAAAATAGGTGAATTATTTTGGAATCCGAATGTTTGAGTATCTCCCCAAAGACCAAATCCATTATCCCAATTTCGACCAATATTGTTATTAAATGCTAAGTTATTAGCATCTGTACCATTCCAAATAATAGGAACTGCCATAATTGTCTCCTATGATATTTTATAAGGATTAGCGAAACTAAAGTCAGGTGTCATTGCTACATCTGTAGTAGCAGGGTCTACGTTTAGTTTCATGTTAATAAAATTAGATAAATAATCGAACGATGCCGAGTAAGTATCCGGTGTTGTATTTGATGCTAAAAATGAAGTTGGGTCATACATTCTAAATCTCATTCGCTGTGCTTCCAACACTGCTTTAACATCATAAGATGCGTTTCTAACTGTTTCTTGTAGTTCATTTAACTCTCGTTGAGCAGATTCATAACGTTCAGTTTCTGCTTCAGATTGAGCTTGAATAGAGTTCATTTTATCAGCATTAATAGAATTCATTGTATCAAAGCCAACTTGAGTAAGCATGCCTGCAGCTTTGAATGCTGACATATTTGTAAATTCAGTTACTACATTAGCCATACTACGTTTAAGTGCTTGAGTAATGGTTTCTGTAGAAACGTTAGATGCAGCTTTTGTTAATGCTGCTAAATTATTTGTAAAAGTATTAATGGTTTCATTAATAGAATTCATTACAGAATCTACTACACTAGAGGTACTTTTAACAACCTCACCACTCACTTGTGTAGCAGTCTGTTTTCCTACTTCTGAACCATAAGGTAAAACTGATTGGTTATTAGGAATTTGTCCACCTAAATACATAGCAACAATTAAAATAATAATTGCTACTATCATAGCTACAATACCTTTTAAACCAATTAATTTAAGTAAAGGTACTAGTACATATTTTAATGCAAGCTGTACAGCAATAGAAATTGCAACTGCTGTTACTAAAGCTTCTAAAGCTACAATAGCCGCTTCAGCAGCAGCTAAAGATGAATACCCAGAAGGTAATGCAAGAACGAATCCTACAACTGCAATAATAGCTTGTACTATATGCATAACAGTTTTAACCCATCCAGCTTTACCTTTACTTTCTGTATGAGTAAATCCATATAATATAGGTATTCTTTGAGCCATTCTTTCTAATTCTGCTCCACCTATCCTACGAATTATATTATAGTCTACTGGCATAATACCAAAATGAGCCATCCTAGTAATATAATAATGACGTTTACTAATACGGTGTTTCATGTCATAGAAAGAATTGAAATCTTTCTTTTTGCCTATATATTTATTGTAATTTCTAGCATATTGTAAATCTAAATCAAACCATGCAGTAGCCCAATGGATTTTCTTAATCATCTTAGAATAAAAACATAAACCTGCAACAGCATATACTTCTAACTTACCATTCGAACCTTCTTTACAGAAGAATGTATAATTGAAATCTTTAAGAACTTTACTAATATCTAGATTTCTATCCATAGTACCTTTTGTAGTATATTTCTGCCCACCAATATTATGTTGAGTACCGTTCTTAGATGTATGGTATTTATCCTCAGCGAATTCTTTAGGCGGTTCAATAATAGCTTTTAATTCATCAATATTGTTTACTGTTATTGGTTTACCTCGTTTAATTTCTTTTATTCTACGATAACGTTTAATCTTACGAATATCGCCATCAAGTTCTAATTTACGAATAAACATCCATGACATACCACCATAATCTAAACCTGATTGGTTCTTCCATGTGAAATGCTTCATGGGAAGGTCATTTAAGTTGTTTGCAGTAGTAAGAGCTATACTCCATTCAGCAAAGTCTCTTTCTTCACCATAGAGCTTGTATAAGCGTTTAATCATATAGAACCAATAAGCTTGAATCTCAGATAGATTAGAAGAGAAGTTTACAGAACACATAATAGAACGTTGTCTAGTATTTGTTGTACCATCTTGATAATTTTTATCAGCAATCATACTAGATGCAATAGCTTCATAGTCTACACCTAACATTTCTGAAAGATTATCAATATGACGTTTAGTAGCACTCTCTGATAATTCTTTTGCTGGGTTATAGAGCTTATTAAATTTAATCTTACGTTTTTGTGATAAATACCTATTTAGTCTTCGTTGTAAAGCCCTTAAAGTATATTGCTGACCATTATAGGTATAAAGCTTAGAACTATCTCGTCTACTTGATTTCTTATCTTTAGATTTTAATCTAGGATTAGATTGGTTTGGTTCATGTTCTTCTTGATGGTCTAAATCTTCTGATTGTTTTTTTAAAGCTTCATCAATAATACGTTGTAATTTAACAATCTCATCGTCTTTAGATAGTTTAGGTACTAACCAAGTCTCTTCCCAAGCATCTTCACCAAAATCTTTTACAGGAAGATATGGATATAATTTAAATACATCTGGATTAGTATCTGAACCAATTCTACCAGCTTCAATGCGAGAGGGGTCTTTTTGTTTATCAATGAAATATTTTAAAGCTGGTGAATTTGTTAAACCAGATTCAGTAATATATGCAAAGTTCTCTTTGTTATAAGTAATTTCATAAGTCTCAGTAGTAATAGTATATGAGTAATCCTCATGAGCATCTCCACTTAGATATCGAGTAGAGATGTTATGAACTTCTGCATATTTACGATAAATCTTACGAGTATAGTTAGTATTAATCTTAGACTCAGTAGCTTGTTCAGCATCGAGTTCATCTGCTGTTTTAGAGTCCATATAAATAGAACCAGACTCACTATCACCAAATGGGTTAAACTCTTCTGCCCATTCTTTAAGAAGTACTTTATTACCTTTTTTAGTAGGATATCCTTTAGGGTATGTACTGTCTAAATAAAGTTCTAACTCGGAAGAAGATGATTTTAATACTGGGTCAGAATAATCCCAATAGATTACTCCCATACTTGGTTCAGGAAAATCAGGAAGGTATTCATATGTAACCGGAGTATCTGCAGATTTTAATACAGTTACACCTTTATCTGTTTTTACTAAGTTAGAGGCTACATACTGTTTACCATTATAAGTATCTTGAAATTCATTAATACCAAATGTATCTGATACTTTCTGGTTCAAATATGGACCAAGTCTTTGAAAATCTTCTGTAACAGATGCAATGTAAGTATAGGGCTTGGAACTAGGAATGAATAGCTTACCTAATTTCTTAGATAGCTTTGTTCCTTGAGTATTACCGGTTAAAGTTCGTAATTCCCAATTCCAGAATCTATTACCGAATCTAGCTTTAGCATATTGATAATATCTGCGTAAATTAACTGCTCTACCCCTTTGTAGAGCTTCTACTACGCTTGAACCAATATCATCACCTTTTGCTACTGCTGCTGCTGCATAAGTAGCAATAGGGTCTGACATATAGTTACCATTGATTTCATCAGAATACTGCGTGAAATAATGGTAATACCTTGTAGTGCCTAACCCCATTAGTTACTCCTATTTATGGTTATTTGCTGATGTTTTGGTTGCAACTTTAGCATCCATTTCATCATCAGTAATATAGTCTGCATAACCATCAGGCATTGCAAATGTATCAATAGGCATATTAAACATTTTATGTGCTGCCCATGTCATCATACGGTCAATACCAAGTGCAGAGTATGAAGATGGAGCCATAGTAGCAATATCTGCTGTTTTCTTCGCAGCCCAACCTGATTGTGCTTGGTTCATAAACTTAATAAAGCCATCTCGTTCAAACCCTACAGCTTGTGCTTTGTTTACAGCAATCTGAGCACCCAATACACCGCCAACAGGTTTACCATCAATACGGTCATTATATTGAGCTTTAGCAGCTTTAATTTGTTCTTCTAGTGCAGCTAATTGAGCATATGCTGCAGCAGTTTGTGCTTTAACCAATGCCAAAC